TTCAACGCCTCCTCCGTAGGCTTCATAGTAGCATTCTCCTGCCGACCAATCATAAAATTAGCGACATGCCGAACCAAATCCGGGTCTGACTGAATCGCCATAATAGCCAATGCAGCTAAATGAAGATCCTGCTGCAAACCACGAACTATCTCGTCCATGGTAGGGACAGCTTTGGCACCTTGTGCCTGAGCTGTAGATGTGTTTTGATTACTCATAACACAAAGATAGTGACAATGGTGTCACTTAGCAAAGTATATCAAGGGGAATACTTTGCAGACGGGGGCAAGCCCCCGGGAAGCCCCTGGAGAGCGTTTTAGAGGACTGCTCGCAAGCTCGCTGGGCGTCGCTACGCTCCTGGGCGCTCGCCAGCTCGCGAGACGGTATACAACGCCTCCTGGGGCTTCCCATGGTGCTCACGGGTTCGCACCCTGGGAAGCCCCTGGGAATCACATACGTGAAAAAAAAGACCCAGAATAGGGGTCTTAGAATAAGTGTGTGTTTGACACTGACTGCTGACGCAAGGGCCCTAAACCGCAATGCTAAAGCATTGCGGTAAAGGGCCATGGAGCCGGAGACCGGCATATAGAAACGGCTAACGCCGTATAAAGGAGTCGCTACGCGGCAATAAAAAAGCCCGGCACAAAGGCCGGGCCAAATACAGCTACGCAGGCGGCGAAGCCGGCGGAGCCTGCCCAACATCCGGCGCACCTGTCACGCCCCCTACGGGGGGATTCGCCGGAGCTGAAGGGCTCTCCACCGGCTTCTTCCTGGCCGCCTTACGAATAGCAGAGAGCTCCGCTATACGCTCCGCCTTAACTGTGAGGTCTTCACCATCGAGCTTCTCGAGATCACCAAGACCATTACAATAGACGCCATTAACAGACGATACCGGAATAGGCTGATGACGAACATAGCGACGAATAATCTCAGCAAGCGTAAGAGACTGCTGAGGGACTGTGAGAATAACCTCCTTAGACAGGTCCTGACCTTGTCGGGGCCTGTCAGGGTATAAACGTAAACTCATGAGAAACCGAGAGTATTAGGTGTACCGAAGTAAGGAAGAGGGCGTTTTACAGACACTTTATTGTGAATGTATAGCCAGAAGTTATCAACTTCCTGATTGACAGCAAAAATGCGATTTTGCACATTGATGTCGAACAGGTTGAAGTCGTACCCCAGCTCAGGAGAGTCAGCGAATTCACGCGTCAGGGTCCAGAACATCAACGTGGAGTGGAACGAGCCATGATTGGAGTTGACAGCATACTTCCAATCCGAATACCTGGACTGATAGCCGAACATAGGAAACGAACCATCTACAGCTTCGGTCATGTTAGCCGCATCTGCATAGATTTCGAATTTGTTCACCTGTTGCTCACCAAGTTTTGCGAACGTAGGCCAAGGGTAGTCAAGGAACGTTTTCCTAACGAACATCCGAGGCAGTCCCTGATGATAGCTGGGAGGATTCATGATACTAAGAATCCCGATAATGAAACCATGCTCAGGGCAGAAGTATTTGAATTGATTGGTATTCCCATAGGTAACACCATGACCGCCCATATTTGCCAGGGGCACGACGTCGGAACCATCAGAGGAGAACGCTGTAGACACGACTTCCGAGATTTTTACAGGGATACGACCACCACAGATGTACTCAGCGCGCTGTAACCTTGCATCCTGTTTTAGCCGCGGATCGTCGCCAAAGTGAGCGACGTTAGATTCAACGTACCTGGAACCAGCGATAGCATTCCGCTCTAACCATACTTGCAACGCATAGGCTGAGCGAAAGTCATTGATTGAGATGTCAGAAGAATCCAAAGTAACCTCATCGATATTCTCGATGCGTGCACTATTCTGGTAATTAGGAGATCCAGTTCCGGCACCAAGGCCAAACGTATCGGGACCGATACCAGGGTCCTGAGTTCCGAGAGGTTGGAGAGTCGTAAGACCACCGCCATCGTCAACAACTCTCGATTGATCGTAGTACGTAACGGAGCCGGTACCTGCCAAGGGCATAAGCACTTCAACGCCGCGTTGTGTGAATGGAAGCGCGGACGTAAAGTAGTCATGTTTGTAGTTGCGGGTGCCAATGGTAAGCAGCTGCACGAAGTTGGTTTGAAACGACGACGGCATAGGGAGGTAATCCCAAAGACTATCCGCTGCGAAGTTCCGGTCTCTGTAATAATCACGGATAATACATTGATAAGCCGCGAAAGGCATCACATCCAATTGACAAACTTCGTAGTCGTCGGCAATGTCTCCGTCGAACGGCCAGATAGGGCAACCGAGGTAGTCCGGTAACCTTGATTCCGCGAAATAGTTAGGATTCTCAGCTAACGCATCTCCGATATTTATGTACGGAGGAATAGGAGCAGCCACAGGATCGATACCTACACCGAGACGGCCACCAGTTATGAACTCTTCCCAATCCTGCCAAAGCAGTCTGCAAGGAACGAAGAAGAAATGCACATACACCTGGATTTGATCATAGATAGGTGCCAATAACGGCGCCAGACGAACGAGCATCTCGGACGAACCAGAGAAATAATCAGAGGGCAATGCCTCCTGAATTAACACGGGAGTAAGACGGCCCATCCTAGTGGATAGCCGTTTATCATGCGTGAGGTCGAACGTGCTTTTAGTGGGACGCGTCAACTTGACGCGGGAAAAACCTTTGTAGTCAGACATAAGTTAGATTTTTAGATTCTCTTTCGAGTGTTTAAGAATTGATTTAGCTAGTACCCTCCTTTGTTCTTCGTAGTACGCCAGAGGGTCACGCATTTTCATACGTTTCGGGTCACGAATCCAACGCACCATTTTTTTGAATTGCTCCTTTTCTGTGCGAACACCGATTTTGATTTTATCCAACCGGGAAAATATTTTGTCCCGGTAATAGCGGGGTAGATGCCTTTTTGTACCGTCAATGATAGCGTAATTTTTGCGATCGCTTTTATGCCAAGCGATCATCTCAGGAGAAAGGTAGTTGTGACCGAGTCCTTTAACGATTCCTCGGCCACGGGACATTATGGCGAACGCTTTTTCCCTACCTTTTTTCATTTTCCACTCTTTGGAATTGACAACGTATCCGAGACAATACATAATGCTCGATTGTGTGACTTTTCCAACATGGATTTGCCCTTTACCCCAAGATTTACGGATGTCGTTTTCTGGTATGTGACCGAACACGATAATGTGATAATGAGGACGAAAAGTCTTAGAACCATATTCGCCGACCGCGAAGTACCGGAACTTGTGACCCATTTTGCGGACACGTTTGAACCATAGCTGTAGATCTCGTTTAACAAGTTGACTCTGTCCAGATTTCCATGTGAGTTCATTGTCGGAATAAGTTAGGGTTACAAATTGACAGCCAGCATGCAGCTTGTGTTCATAATGCAGCCGTAACGCCCAGTCAGAGCGTTTAGTAGCACAGCAGAACGCACAGCGACCACACGGCACGTACATTTCACGCTTCGGAAGGTATATGTTCTGAAGACACTCCATTTCAGCGACTTGATTGATCGACTTCGAGCCAGGTTCTAACGTGAGCCCTACGCGCTTTTTTACTACTATACGTGAAGCCGGGAGGTCTACATTCCCAGCACCAATACAGGAACGTGCGGACACCTCGTGAGATTCGGCCTAACCTAGTTTTGCCAAAGTACTGGGGGAAGTCGGATTTTCTCATAGACGAATGCCACCACGAGCCATAGTATAAGTGCGGAGACGTTTACCACGTCCACGGCCGGATTTACGTCCACGGCCACGACGACGAGAAGATTTGCGATACCTCATAAGATTTTCATTAAAAGTAGTTGAACAAATTGTAAGATGTGCTGCGGTGTAATTTCCGCGTTAGTCATGAAGTTCTTTTGAACTTCCATAATAGCGTTCTGGAATTCCTTGCTATTGACTACTTCAGCTTTGATTTTGGAATCCAGTGTGCCTAGGTTGAACCGTTGTTCGAGGAGTTCAAGCTCCTTAAATAGTTTAACCTCTCCGAGTTTCATGCCACCGTATTTGCCGATGCCTTGCATGTTCGCCCATTCCGAGTTGAGGGTGTCCATACCCGCATTAGCCACTTTACTCTCCGCAGTTGCCTTGAGCGACGTAATAATAGCGTTGAAGCCTTCCTCATTAAGCAGCGGATTTTTACGCACGACATCAGCCTGCAGTTGATTAAGTTCGGTAAGTACTCCAGTCCTTCGGGTATTCGCATTTTGAGCTTGGATTTGCGATTGCATCATACCGGTTTGATTCATTAACGCTAAAGCCTCGGGAACTCCCATCGATCCATAATCTATAGGGCGAATGTCCGAAGCCTGTTGTGGCGCGGATTGATTGCCTGGGTTACCCTGTCCATAGATAAGGTGAGGATTAAGGCCCGCTTCTTGAAAGCGGGACATTTGCGATTTAGGGGAGTTGTACTCGTTCTGTTCACGGATAAAACCACGGTTCTGTGCATTTTGATATTCCGCAATGTTGAAGTTTTCCTCCCTTTGCTTTTTACGTCCAATGATTCCACTAACGAGGGAAGCAGCTCCCAGGATAGCGGGTACAACCCAAGCCGGCATCAGGCTTCGATAGTTGTTTGTTTAGCAAGCTCCTCGGCGTGCTGGCGATTCAAATACTGACCATACATAAATTCCGACAGCTGGTCCAGACAGGAGGAATCTGAGGTAAGCGCCTGCAAGAGAGCGCACGCAGTTTTGAGATCATACCCGACCATTTTGCGAAACTCCGTTTCGGTGAGGGGTTTTTTTGGTTGGTGTTCAGCACCTGGTGCCGAACCCTGTTTTTTATTGTTTTTTTCCATGACACCAAAGTAATAAGAAGATTGGTGTCAGTTAGCATAGTATATCAAGTATTTACTATGCTCTGTCGCAATCGCGGTATTGTGGGCGATTTGCGTAGTGATTTTGGCGATGCCTGGCGGCCCGGGCTCTACGCTCGCGGGAGCTCGCTGCGATCCCTATCGCTGTGTGTGTGTGTGTTTGAGAGTGTAGTGTGTGTGTGTGTTTGCCTCCGGTCATCCGGGCTTCGCCCGTCCGAGCGCTGATCCAAATCTGCCAAATGTCAAAGCCTGAGTTCTGCCTGCTTCGCTTCCGGCGTCATATCGCTGGCGCTCCATTCCTAGGGCGCTCATGAGTCAGAACTGAGTC